GATCAATGGTCGTGAGGTAAAGGTCCGCTCCGTATCACCCCTTGCTCAAGCGCAAGCTAACCAAGATATCTCATCGGTTGCTCGCTACCTTGAGTTGGTTGGAACAACCTTTGGCCCCGAGATGTTGCAGATGCTTATCGACAGCGAAAAGACTGCTGTTCACCTAGCTAAGAAGTTTGGTGTGCCAGAGAGCTTGATTCGTGATGAAGAGCAGCGTAGACAAATAGCTGCAATAGCGCAGCAAATGGCGCAGCAACAACAAGGACAGATGGTTGCCCCAGAGGGTTAATATCGGAATCGATGGCATTCAGCGGAAGGCTGATGCTGACCTTGAAGTTAGTCAGAACGTAGCTGAAGTATTCAACAGCCCGACTGGTGCTGCTGTGCTTCGCTACCTTCGATCTATCACTATTGAGATGGTGAATGGTCCTAACGTCACGACTGAAGAACTGAGACACATTGAGGGCCAGCGTTATATCGTTGGCCTTCTTGAGCAACGTATTGCCCATGCACATAGGAGCAAGCAACAATGAGCGAGAGCCTGATCAGTGGCGAAGCGTCTGAATCTACAGAAGCGCCCGCAGAAGAAACGCAAGCAACCGAAGCCCCTGAATCGGGCGAACTCCTGCTTGGCAAGTATAAATCTCCAGACGACTTGGCAGAGGCGTACAAGTCTCTTGAGTCAAAGCTGGGCGCGCGAGAAGAAGACCTCCGCAGTAAATTGCTCGAAGAGCTGCAAGCAGACGCATACAAGGATCGCCCAGATAGCGCGGGCGATTACCAGCTACCTGAAAGCGTTAGCGAAGAAGATGCTGTAAATAGCGAGCTTTTAAAGTGGTGGTCTGATCACGCATTCGAGAATGGCTACTCTCAAGAAGAGTTTGAGAATGGCATTAACATGTATACCCAAGCTGCTATGGGTAGCCAGCCTGACCTCGAGGCTGAAGCTGTAAAGCTAGGCGACAATGCTAATACACGCATTGAAGCTGCATCGGCATTTGCCTCTAAGTTTTTCCCAGAGAATGCGCTGCCAGCAATCGAGCGGATGTGCGAAAGCCATGAGGGTATTATCGCCCTTGAGCATATCATGACTGCAATGAAGGACGGCTCCTTCTCTGGTACTGCTGCGCGTACTGAGGCAGTGAACGAGCAGTCGTTGCGCGAGATGATGCAAGATGAGCGCTACCACAATCCAGTGAAGCGCGATCCGCACTTCATCAAGCAGGTCGAAGAAGGCTTCAAGTCTCTCTATGGCTAAGCCCATTATAGAAATGTGCGGCCTTGAGCTTCATGAGTTTAAGGCTGCACACATTGAGCCGTTCTACCAAGATATAAGTTTTGAGACGGAACGAGAGTTGCGTGTAGCTTACAAGGTAGAACCGCTAGATGTTCTAATGAGCTGCCTCAAGGAAGACATGGTTTACTCAGTTATGCGTGATGGTAAGCCTCTCGCAATCACTGGCCTAACTGACAATGCCTTAATGTGGCTGCTTTTTGGTAAGGGCTTGCGGAGAAACGCTCTGCGCTTTGCTCGATCATCTCCTGAGCTGATCAAGTACTACCACAAATTCGCGAATGAGATCAGATGTGAAATCTGGGACAAGAGCGATATGATAGCCAAATGGCTAATGATGCTAGGCTTTGAGCAAGAGGCTGTCCTCAGCCCTGATGCAGAGTTTAGCTTTTTACGTTTTGTGCGTTGTGCAAACGTAACGGACTATGTTGAGAGTCCAATATCACGGCCCGTGATGCACTGAGAGGCCCGCAAGGATACCCTCGCTGATGTGAAAGACCGGACACCCGTTCACCGCAACTTCTTCTAAGGACTGATAAAATGGCTAATACTATCGACCAAGCCTTCATCAAACAGTTCGAAACCGAAGTACATATGGCGTACCAACGCATGGGTTCCAAACTGCGGAACACTGTTCGTACTACCAATGTCACGGGTTCGACTGCACGATTCCAAAAGATCGGCACTGGCTCTGCCACGACTAAATCCCGCAACGGTAACGTAACTCCTATGGAGCTTGCGCACACCAATGTGGAAGTCACCATGCAGGATTGGTATGCACCTGAGTATATCGACAAGCTGGATGAGCTGAAGATCAACATCAATGAGCGTCAAGCTGTTGCGCAATCCGCTGCTGCTGCTCTGGGTCGCAAGACTGATGAGCTTCTTACAGCTGCAATGGATGCTGGTGCTAACGCTACTCAGATTGCTGACGCAACTGGTCCCATTGCAAAAGCAGACCTTCTCGCTCTGTTCGAAACATTTGGTTCGGCAGACATTCCAGAAGACGGTCAACGCTATCTTGCGATGTCCCCTGCTGGCTTTGCTGACATGTTCGGCATCGATGAGTTTGCTTCTTCGGACTATGTTGGCCCGCAGAACCTGCCATTCGCAGGCGGCATGACCATGAAGGAATTCCTTGGCTTCAAGGTCTTCTCGACTTCGGCTGTTGCTGGCGGCAAGAACTACGCTTACCACACAACCGCTGTTGGTCTTGGCATGAACGCTGATGTTCAGACTGAGGTCAACTATGTGGCTGAGAAGGTAGCTCACCTTGCCACGTCGATGATGTCGATGGGTGCTGTTGTTATTGATAGCAACGGTGTCTACGAAGTCCTCGACAACAACTAAGATAGGGGGTGGGGGCTTCGGCCCCCATACTTCACATGAGTGTAGCTAATACAGCAATTAAGATTTGTTCGCGTGCTTCTCTGCTTATCGGCGGCGAAGCTATTTCTTCATTTACCGATGGGACTTCTGAGGCAATCGTATGCGATGCGATGTATGAAGATACTGCGCGCGCTGCACTTACAAACACACGATGGCGCTTTGCGACAAACCAATCGATCCTAAGCCGATTAGTCGCTCCGCCAACTGGTCGCTTCAGTGCTGCCTATCAGCTGCCAAGCGGCATCCTGATGCTGAATGCAATCACTGTAAACGATCACCCGATTAAGTATGACACCTACGGTGACAAGGCTTATGCGGATGCTTCTGATACTGATGTTCTGATTGCAGACTACATCTACCGCGCCGATGAAGCTGACTGGCCCCCGTACTTCACCATTGCTGTTGAGTATATGGTTGCTGGCATCTTGGCGACCTCTGTTGCGCGTGATGCAACGCTATCCCAGATGATGGAGCAGAAGGCTCTAGTCTATATGACGCAAGCTCGCAGGCTTGAGTCTCAGCAGCAGACTACTCGAAAACTAAACACCTCAAGGTTTGTTGCTCAAAGGCGTAGCTGATGCAAAAGGTTCGTGTTCCACTCAATAGTTTTCAGTACGGAGAAATCAGCGAGAATGTTATTCATCGCGTTGATTCCCCGATTTATCAGGCTTCTGCGCAACGCCTTGAGAATGTATTGGTGCGAGCTGAGGGTGGTGTAAAGAAGCGCCCGGGAATGAAGAACATATTTCAGCTGTTGTCTTCACGAGACACCAGCAAAAAGCTTCAGTGCAAACTTATACCGTTTATCTTTTCTGACGACGAACGCTACATTGTCGCAATTCAAAACACGTATCTGAGGGTGTTTAGGATTGATGGCGAGAACGTTACTCAAGTTTCTATACTTGCGGACGTTCCATTCGATGACGACTACATTCATCAGTACACCTATGCCCAGTATGGTGATGTGCTTTTCATTGCGCACCCTTTGTTCATGCCGCGAATGATTATTCGAACCAGCTTAACCTCATTTAAGGTGGAGACTTTTTCGTTTGATCAGCGTGTCGATGGGCTAAAAATCTATCAGCCATACTCTGTGTTTCACGGGAACAACGTCACGCTTGATCCAGCGGCTACGTCCGGCACTAATGTTGCCGTAACAGTTTCCGAAGATTACTTTGATACTACTGGTGCAGTAGATGGGTCTGGGAACTATCCTGACTCGCTACATGTTGGCGTATTCCTTCGATATCACGATACGGAAATGGAAATTGTAAGCGTTCAATCTGCTACACAAGCGCGCGTTTCGATTAGTGGCGTACTGAGAGCCCGTTTAGAAATTGCAAACCCGCTCCGAACTAATGACGGAAGCGTTGGCATTGAGGTAACCCACCTTAATCATGGACTGGATGCGGGCGATACAATCATAATTGAGGACGCTTCTGCGGTTGGCGGAATCAATGCTAGTGCAATCAATGGCTCTCGCGTGATTCAAGAGATCATTGACGAAAACACTTATAGCTTCAATGCCGGCTCTGCGGCCAATGCTAGTGAGGATGGCGGTGGTTTTGTAAAGATTGTTACCCATGCCCCAACAAGCGACTGGGCCGAGCAATCGTTTTCTGCTGTGCGCGGATATCCTGCTGCGATTGAATTTCACGAGAACCGCTTATGCTTTGGCGGGACCATTGCTGAGCCCGATTCTCTTTGGCTTAGTAAAATCGGCAGCTTCTTCAACTTCGATGTTGGTGATGCGGCTGATGATGACTCAATCAACATTGTCGCTGCGACTGGTGACGTAAACGAGATTCGGTACTTAGTGTCTAACCGAGACCTTCAGGTCTTTACTGCATCGGCAGAGCTATACGTTCCAACTTATCTTAACCAAGCAATTACACCGACCAACGCTCAGATTCGAAAGCAGACGCCTTACGGCTGTGAGTTTGTTGAACCGACTTCGATAGATGGGGCTACAATATTTATTCAGACTGGCGGTAAGGTTGCACGTGAGTACCTCTACACTGACGATGAAGACGCATATACTTCCACTGCTGTCTCTAATATTGCATCCCACCTCATTGATGGCATTCAGGATGTAGCTGTTGTCAACGGGTTTGCTCAGCTTTCCGAAGGCTTTGCTGTGTTCACAAAAGCCAATGGCGATTGCACTGTGTTTAGTTCGAGCAGGGCTGAGAAGCGCGCAGGCTGGACGCGCTTTACTACTCAGGGTGAGTTCAGTTCTGTAGCTGCTGTTGATGATCGTTTGTTCGCATCAGTTTGGTTTGATGGCAGTGACTTGCATTTGGTTGAGTTCAAAGACGGTTGGCAGCTAGATAACTCCAAGCTGTATAGCCTGACCTCAAACGTGGCCGATGTATCGGCTGACTTCAGTGACGGGGCCGTTCTTGATGTGATTGCTGTTGAGGGTGATCGTGAAGACTATCTAGGTACTCATACTGTTACTGGCGGCAGCATTGATCTGTCAGGATACAATCCTGCCTACACTGAAGCCTATATTGGATACTCATTTCCTGTATCCGTTACGACCAATCCAATCGATTTGGCTGCGGGAAATGGGCCGCAGACTGGCAATCCTCGCGGCATCTCTTCTGCTATCCTTGACCTCCGCGGCACGCGATCAGCTAAGGTGAACAATACTGCCTTGGTTACTGACGGTGAGTTCAACGGAAAGAAAGAGTTTAGATTGCTTGGTTATGGGCGTGACCCACAGATCACCATTACTCAAGATGAACCGCTGTCACTTCAAGTGAACGGCTTGATTGCGGAGTTAATTATCTAATGGAACCGACTACAATGCTCGCAGCTTCGGTTGCGATTTCATCCGTAACTCAAATTCTTGGCGGCATTAGTGCGAAGAAGGAAGCGGAGCTTAATGCGTATCAGCTAAAAACTGACAGCATTCTAAATCAAGTACGTGCATCTCAAATGGCAGAGCAACGATTGCGTGACTATGATCAAGCCACCTCTACAAACCTTGCTGCTTTCGCTGCGGCGGGTCGTGACATTGGCTCTGATAGATCGGTAAAAGCTTTTCTGGAGGCTGAGAAGGGCAAGCTGGCGGAAGACATTTCGCGGGCAGGGACTCAGACAGAGCTTGAGCGACTTCAGTCAATGCAGGCTATGGCAACAGAGAGACGCAAGGGCCGGACGGCTTTGGCGGTATCTATTCTCAATGCAGCAGACACTGCGTCTAGTGGCTACTATGACTACAAAAGCGTGCAGAAGTAACAAGGTAAAACCCAATGGCAATGATTCGTTCTAATGCGTCAGTATTTAACAAGCCGATTGGGGTTATCCGCTCTGATGTGGGTGGTGCCCAAATAGGTAATGCTATCTCTAGGGTTGCTGATGGGTTTGCTGAGCGAGCTTACAGGAAGGCTGCTGCTGAGGCTGAGGATGCTGGGGCTAAAGCTGCTACCGCCAAGTCCTCTTCGAGCATCATAGCAATCAATCCTGAGACTGGTTTGCCTGAGGCTTACGAGGCACCTTCTAACTTTGGAAGTATTGCCGCGGCCTCCTATCAGAACATGATTGATCGTCGCTTCGAAGATTCTATTTCTCAAGAGATTAAGACGCGAGCGCAGGAAGTTGTTTCCGAGGGCGGCGGGTCTGACCACTTCAAAAGGCGTATGACTGGATACGTCGAGCAGATGTATAGCAATGCTATCGGAGAGGATGGCGAGCTTAATGCTTATGGTCGGATTATCCAAGAAACAGGCACGGCCTATGTTGCCAGCACTTATAATGCCCTTCGAAACAAAGAAGCCCAAGCTGCTAAGGCGGAGCTAAAACGACAAAATGAGTTTAGCGTTTGGCAGTCTACTCGTGAGCTTACTGCCCTTGCTCAATCTGGCGCTGACACTTCGATTATACTTGAACGTGCTGCTGATCTAAGAGAGCGCGCTGGTGACATCTATGCTACGGGCGGTAGTTTAAGCGCTTACTCTAAGGTCATTGAGGAGACTGAAGGGCTTGTAAGTATTGCTGCAACTGGTGAGCTTTCGCAGATGTATTTATCTTTGAGTGAGATAGATCAGAGTCGGTTTAAGATGGCGCTCATGCAGCCACAGAACCTCAATGCTTTTCCTAAAGAGATTAAGGAGCTTGCTCACCTAGCGCTGGCTACATCAAGTGCATCGAGCTTAATCTCTGGCTTTGACTCCCTGTCGGGTACTGAAGATGAGTTCCAACAAGGTGTAGTGGATGCCGTGCTGGCAGAGCATTCGATTGGTGCGGATACCAGCA